AGCATTAAAACACCTTTATAACTGGCACCAGATAAAAGAGCGCTTGAATCTTTCTTATTTACAATTCAGGCGCACAATAAAACCAGTTATTGGTTGTGATGACTTCGTAATAGTTGACTGCGGGGGAATCTGGATTGGAATCACACCAGAAGGACACCGCCACAGCTGACACCAAAACAACCCGCAACAACCCCGCCAAGTTGACGGCGGGGTTTTTTTATGCCTATAATATCCCATATAAACAACGAAAGGAAAAAAACCAAAATGAGACAATATCCAATTTGGAATATTATAACCGCTTGTATTTATAAAGGCGGGAAATCATACGGAGTAAAAAACACCGGCGAAGTAGAGATAAGAGTCGGGACTAGTTCAAGTAATTCGCACACTTTTTTGAAACACCGCGTAACCCATCGAGAAGATGAACAGGGCAACAAAACTTTTTATTTTTACGTTGATGATGTTTGCTTTAAAAAAGGCTATTTAAAAAAAGGCGGGGAATTGCAAACAATAAACAATTATAGCGTTAACTTTGAACACTTCCCGCAATGCTTCATTAATTAAAATTTTTTTTTGTTTAAATTTTTTTTAATTGCCACATTAAACCCGCCCAAACTTCCGGCGGGTTTTTTTTATCTTTTACGCGTAATCAATATATTTCTTTAAAATAAATTTTTGCAGCTGCTCAACGGGTAGCTCGACCAATTTAAAAGCGCTGCGCTTTTTTTTATAAAAAACAGCTTGATATAAAGACCGCCAGATAGGCAAAAGAAAATCTTTTGATATAATACACCCCGGCATTTTCACAATTTGACCAGCAACCCCGCCCCCAGGAATCGAGATCTTTAAACATTGTTTTATGGTTAAACAAGCGGACGCCGGACGCCCGCCCCTGATCCAATCGTATCAGATTCGATTCGCGTGGTTTAAAGACCGCCGACCGCTTCCAATCGATGAAGGAAAACGCACCGGCGGGGAAAAAGTGATATCACTTCCCGCGGTTTCTACAGCCACACCGCCGACCAGTTGACCGCGGTTTTTTAAAACTGGAGTCTTTTACATGGCGCGCGGTTTTTGGTTACCGGTTACTCGTTTTTGGCGGGATTCCGCGGTTTTTTAAAAATTAATTCAATTTTATCGGGACACGACCCTGCACACTGGGTCAAGGTCCATGTTTCTCACAAATAATATATAGTATTTTCGTATTAGATACGTTAGTATAGGATAAAGCCCACAGGTACCCTACAGGTACCCTAAGGGTCCCCGGAGCGCGAATGGAAGCACAAGAAGTAACCTCAAAACGATTAAAGCTTGAATTAAGGCTAGAGCAGTTAAAAAAAATAGATTATTCAAAAAATAATTTTTTACATTTTGTAAAATCTATGTGGCCTGAATTTATTGCAGGGGCCCATCATAAAATTATATCAAACAAGCTTGAAGACATCGCAAGCGGTAAACTAAAAAGATTAATTGTTAACATGCCCCCGCGACACACGAAGTCTGAGTTTGCCAGCTATCTCTTTCCAGCGTGGATGATCGGCCGTAAGCCGACAATGAAGATCATACAGGCGACACACACAACAGAACTTGCTGTCAGTTTTGGTCGTAAAGTAAAAAATCTCTTAGAACGTGAAGAATACAAAGAAGTATTTCCGGACGCACATCTATCTGCTGACAGTAAAGCATCGGGTCGTTGGGATACAAAAGCCGGCGGCATGTATTACGCCGTGGGTGTCGGATCAAACCTAGCAGGTCGTGGTGGAGATCTTATTGTCATTGATGACCCACACTCGGAACAGACAGCTATGTCCAACTCCGGTTTTGAAGATGCGTGGGAATGGTATACTGGGGGACCCCGACAGAGACTACAGCCCGGAGGAGCGATAGTTCTTGTGCAGACAAGGTGGTCGCAGAAAGATATGACAGGACAATTGATAAAATCCATGGCCAAGGATCCCCTAGCTGACCAGTGGGAGGTTATTGAGCTGCCAGCCATCATGCCCAGCGGCTCTGCCTGCTGGCCGGAATACTGGTCAAAGAAAGATTTAGAATCTGTAAAAGCTTCTATACCGCCGTCTAAATGGAATGCACAGTACCAGCAAAACCCCACCGGTGAGGACAATGCAATTATTCCCCGTAGCTGGTGGAAACGATGGAAGAAAAAAAACGTACCTGATTTAAAATATGTTATACAGAGTTACGATACGGCGTTCACGAAACGCGAAACGTCAGACTATTCTGCCATAACTACATGGGGTGTGTTTTCTCCTGAAGAAGGCGGAGCCCCAGGATTAATACTACTGGACAGTAAAAAGGGACGTTGGGACTTTCCGGAGCTAAAAGCCAAAGCGTTAGATGAATATGAGTACTGGGACCCCGACACGGTAATCGTGGAAGCAAAAGCAAGTGGGCTGCCTTTGACCCACGAACTACGAAACACGGGTATTCCTGTTGTAAACTTTACGCCTTCTAAAGGTAATGACAAGGTATCAAGGGTCCACTCGGTATCACCTTTGTTTGAAGCAGGGATGGTCTGGGCCCCTGAAGAGACGTTTGCAGACGAGATGATAGAAGAGGTTGCAGCTTTTCCAAATGGAGAGTATGATGACCTTGTAGATAGTATGACACAGGCTTTAATGCGTTACAGGCAGGGTAACTTTGTAAACCTGCCATCGGACGATTGGGGCGATGACGAGTTAAAAGATACAAGGATAAGGGCTTATTATGGATAACTTCATGGATCTTATTCAGTGGATTAATGGCGAACCGTTTGCCGTGGGACTCCACCGAAAAAAAATTTTAGTAGGTGGTTTTGAAAAACTTTCGGATCTTGAAAGAGAAGCTTTGCAATACGAAGCTGACTGGCATGACAAGTATAATGTCAAAGGCGACCAGTATGGTATGAACTTTCAGAATGGTGGGGTAGTAATTGGAGATAAATCATATACTCCTCTTGAAAAACAGCAATCAATAGAGGATATACTAAATAGTTATTATAAAAATATGTATGCAGGTTTAGCTTCTTTAATATTAGGTTCCCCTCAAGTTTTAAAACAATCTGGTATAAACGCATACGAAGATATGGAAAAAATTGGAAAAACAATGTTTTCACCAGAAATGAAAAATAAAAATTTATTTTCAAAGAAAATTTTTCCAATAGCAGGTAATTTAGAAGATTTTATAAAATCAGGAATAGGATCATTAAACAATGGGAGATAAAAATGAGTGACGAAGAACAACTTTTAAAAGCAGACGGGTTTGATAAGGCAGTTCTAGGAGTTGGCCGAAGATGTGGGCAACCGGACCTTTTAGTGTACGATTATCACAAGTGTTGCGAAATACTTGTGAAACGTGATAAGATGACGTATGAAGATGCAATGGAGTTTATGGAATATAATGTCGTAGGTGCATGGGTAGGAGAACTAACACCTGTTTTTGTAAACACAGACAAAGAAGAAATAAGTGAACTTTATGATTTATCAGAGGTACAGTTAGATGGCAAAACCACCCATTAGTTTGATGGACAGAAATGTCCCCGCACAACTTGATCCACAAGACATGGAAGCTGAGATAGAGTTAGAGCTTCCGGGAAGCTTGGAGCCTAAAGAAATTGGTGAAATAGAAGTTGAGATGGAAGACGATGGGGGAGCTGTCATTGATTTCGACCCGGTAGCCACGGCTGCCGAATCAGCCCCACAGGATTTTTTTGGTAACTTAGCAGAAAACATTGATGACCAGCAGCTAAGTACGTTAGCCGGTGAACTGGTAGCGGAGTATGAAGCAAACAAGAGCGGCCGTCAGGAATGGGAAGATGCTTTTGCAAATGGTTTGGAACTTCTTGGTTTTAATTACAGTGAACGCTCGGAACCTTTCAATGGAGCCACAGGCGTTACGCACCCGCTGTTAGCCGAAGCTGCTGTGCAGTTTCAGGCACAGGCGTTTAACGAGCTGTTGCCAGCAGGTGGTCCGGTAAGAACAAGTATTGTTGGAGCGACAACAAGAGAAACGGAAGATCAGTCACAGCGTGTAAAAGATTTTATGAACCATTACATTACAAATGTGATGGAAGAGTATACGCCTGAGTTTGACCAGATGCTGTTTTATTTGCCGCTGGCAGGCTCTACATTTAAGAAAGTATATTATGACGGGGCCCTCGACAGGGCTGTCAGTAAATTTGTACCGGCAGAAAACCTTATTGTTCCTTACGAAGCAAACGATCTGGAAACCTGCCCTAATATAACACATACTGTAAAAATAAATTTAAACGAACTACGCAAGCAGCAGATATCAGGGTTCTATCTTGATATACCTGTATTGCCGCAACAGGGTAACAGCAGTTCGTTGACACAGGAAATAAACGAACTAAGCGGTATGGAGCCGTCCCAGATAGATTATGACTGTACTTTGCTTGAGTGCCATGTAGATCTGGACTTAGAAGGTTACGAAGAT